CAAGCCGATATCATTCTCGGAATCCTGAACGCTATTTTCGTCGAAGGGGCGGGGGCGGATGAATCCGTACTCCCGACGAAAGACCAGATTGTTGCAAAGATTCACCAGGACAGCGACGACCAGCCGGACGGAAACAAAAATTACGGTGGCGCGACGATGGCAAGCCGGATGCGAGAGAAGGGAGTTGCCGCACTGTGGGTAAAGAGACTGGACGACCACGCGGCAGAGATGACGGAAATTGTCGCCCATGTTTTGAAATCGCTCGGCTCTCAGGTTGTTGACCAGGTCGAGAAAGACCCGAACATGAGCCCGCATATGGTCGCCAGTTTGATTGATCCCACGGAATGGGCGAACCGGCTGAAAGGGGCTTGCATCCCGATGATGCGCCGGGCGGCTCTGGAATCGGCGGCGTTGGAAATGGAGCTTTACGCGAACCCGTCAAAAGCGACTCAAGGCGGCTTGCCTGGTCGTATTGTTCACGGGATTACCGCCTTTATTCAGAAAGTCGCGTCGGCTGGATTCTGGACGAAAATCGGGCGGACGATTCGCAGTTCGGTTATCAAGGCGGGAGATGCGGCACTGGAAGCCGGAACGTCGGTCGTCAACGCAATCAAAGATATCCTCGTGAATCCCCACAAGATTGCAGAGAAGGCGGGACAGATCAACGAAAACGAATCCACGTCCGCCGTAAGCGCCGGGCGGCACGCCGTTCAAATCCACCTGGAGGAAATCGGCGTTATCAAGGGTCGGAAGTGGGTGACTACTCTTGACGGACGGGAGCGGGACTCCCACCATAAAGCAAACGACCAGGTTGTTTACGGCGACAGCCCTTTCACAGTTGGAGGCGTCAAGTGTCAATTCCCCGGAGACCCGAATCTCCCAGCCAAGGAACGGTGCGGTTGCCGGTGCGTGGTGGTGAGCGTCCAGCGATAAAGACACCCGACAACGCGGCAGTGATCGAAAGGGCGGTAAAGGAACTGGCGGACAGGATTCTCAGGAAGGGAACCGGATTCGAGTATGGTGAGATTAAGCTGATTCTCACCTTCGACGCTGGCACGGTAAAGACCGTCCGGTGGTATGATGAAGACATCCAGAAGCCCGGACTTGATACCAGGTCGGACGCTCGGGATACTTGACTCCGCACACCGACCGGGGTATAGAAGATCAATGTAAAAAATTTGACGGATATCGGTGCCTGAAAAACCAACAGGACCGACGCAGCACCAGACCCGGCAATCGGGCGGTCGCGTCGGTCCTTTCCCTTTTGGTCCCCAATGCTCGACAAGAAAGCTATCGCCGACTACATCGCCCGAAAGGGTTGGTGTCCGCGCGGCATCGGGACCGCTTCTGGGTATATTGCCACAGTTTCCGATTCGATCGGTCTGAAGGGAATCGCGCCAGCTCTCGGGGCGAAGCCTGAAGAAATCGCGCAGGCCGTTCGGCAAGGATCGAACCGATTCGTTTTCACCGGGTCCGACCAGAACATTACCAACTGCAAAGGGACCGGTAGCCGAATCGCTCCAGGACGGAAATTCCTGGATGACAAAGACGCGGCGGCAGCTATCGCACCGAAACCCGGTTGTATCCTGGAATTCGACTGCGTAGCAACTTCCAAAAACCGCGACCGCGACGGCGACGAGTTAAACCCGGCTGGAGCGAGGATTGACCCGAATTTGCCGTTGCTCTGGCAGCACCTTCCGGTGAACCCTATCGGGAAAATGTTCAGTGTTCTGGAGCAATCTGACCAGCGTATCCGCCTTCACTGCGGCATCGCCGATACTCAGCTCGGTCGGGACGCGGCAACCCTGGTCGAGTTCGGGGCTCTCCGAATCTCTCAGGGTTTTGAGCCGATCACCGCTGAAGAAATCCGGGACGAAATGTACGAGACTGTTGGCTACCGCATTGACGAATGGGAAATGATGGAGGTCAGCCTGGTCTCGATTCCGGCCAACGTGGATGCGGTTATCACTCAGGACCAGCGCGGGAAACTTCACCATCCGATCGTGAAGTCGTGGGCGGGAAGCCTTTACGCGGAAAGGAAGAAAATCGTCGGCGTCCCGGACATCACCCCGCTTATTCGAGGAAAAACCGTGAGTGGCAAAACTACGATCTCCACAGCGACCGGCACCAAGGCGAAAAAGGACGACACCGTCAAGCCCGCGCCGCGTTCTGATGGCGACAACGATTCTGGCGAAGATCAGTCCGTACTTCTCGGCGGCGTTGTGACAAAGCTGGAAGAAATGATGGACGATGACAACCTTCCGGCTGTCAAGCGGTCCCGCCTTTCCGTTTGCCATACGATCCTGAAAGCGACTCAGGATGAAATGGCGCAGTTGTCCGAAGAAATCAAGCAAGCCTCCGATACTTTCGACGTGAGCAAACTTCGCCAGTGCATGGCGAAAATGGACGGGCTTTACACCCGCGCGGTGAAAGAAGCACAGGATGAAATGGGGCGAGTTGGGTCCGGCGACGACACGGCGGACATTGCCGGGATGATGAGCAAGCTGGCCGGAACAATCAGTAAAGACGGCGACCCGGATTCCGGCGACTCTGACAGCTTGGAAGACGACAACACCACGGGCAGCGCGACACCCGCCAAGACCGGGACCAAAAAGAAGATCGTGGTCAATCCCGTTCCAGCCATGCCCAAAAAGAAGGCAGGCGAAGTCAGCGAAGAATTCGTTGATTATTGCAGGTCGTTCTCGGGAAAAACTCGACTCAAGGCAATGACCATCCTCGGTGAAGCTCAGTCGGGCAAACTGTCTGAAAAACAGGCAACCGAAAAACTCGACTTGATTGCTTCCGGGATTCAGCCGTCGGGTAAAAAATCAACGGCGGACCTTTCGAGCGACGGCGAAGAAGGGGTTAGTGTCCGGGCAATGAAGGAGCTGTACGACGCCCACCTTCAAGCCGTGACCGCAAACCCGAAGTGCATGACTCAAGCGAACAACCTTCTGGCGTCCTACGTCGAAGGAAAATCGGGGCTCTTCTACCAGGACGTGTTCAGCAAGCTCCGCGAACTGGCCACGAAGAAATCGAAAGCTCCAGCCGGGAAAAAGTCCGACGATGTCGTTAGTGATTACATCGAAGGGAACTTCCCTTTCGGCGACCCGCGTCGAAACATGGCGTTCGATATCTGGGATCAATACACGTCGGGCATGATGGGCGAAGACCAGGCTATCGCACGACTGGAAGCCCTGTCCGAAAAGGGCAACAAGGAAGGCGCACCCGACCCTAACGCATCGGTCGAAGGACTGGATGAAGAAGGTGACGGTTTTGCCGATGCAACCATCGACATCGGGATTTCTACCGACGACTCTGATTCCGTGGACGGGGCGGGTAGCGATACTTCGGCAAGCCCTGAAACGCCACCAGAGCAAGAGGACGACCAGGCAGTTGCGATCGGCGCTAAGTCCGCGACCGATCAACAAGACCCTCCAGGCGAAGACTACAGTGAGGGCGACGGGGCAGACCACTACATGGACGATTACGAGTTCGACCCCGGCTACAACGAAGAAGACGTGAACGAATTGGCCGGAAAGAACGTCAAGGAATTTTTCAACGAACACGCCGGGACGAAACCGGAATTGGCCGATATCGATTCGTACATCGGCGAAAACTTCCCCGACGGGCACCCGTCTGCCGGTCACGCAAACATGATCTACCAGAACGCCTACAACGGCGTTATCACGGTGGATGAGGCGAAGCGGCAGCTCGGGGATATCGACTCGGACCACGTCAACACGGAAGAGTCGCCAGAGAATAAAGACTTCGGCGACGACCAGGACGTTGACGGAAATAACGACGACCAGGACGCAAACAAGGTCAACGCGAAATCGGATGATATGGACGACGACGATTCCGACATCGACGTTGGCTAGAATCGCACCGGTGGTATCACCAGTCAGTCATCGGGTGGTGACTGACTCACCCATAGATCGGTTTAACTCGCGGTGCTGGCGACCCGCCTTCAACCACAGGAGAAAAGTCAGATGAAGGTCAAACTCACACCGGCACTGCGAAAGGCAGCGGAAAAGACGCTCGGGGTCAACCCGAATGCCGGTCCCGCTGCTTACGCTGCTGCAATCAAAAAGGGCATTGCAGACGGCACCATGAGCGCCGCGACTGTCAACGCTCTTGCTGGCGTCAAGGCGACGGCACCAGCACCGGCGAAGAAGCCAGCCGCGAAAACCGCCACGGGAACGAAGGCGGTCACTCAGGCCGATGTCGATGCGATGGTCCAGAAGGCGGTGAGCCGGGCACAAATCGCCGACACTGTTTCCTCGACTGAAGTCGTCACCCCGGCCAAAGCAATTGGCAGCGGGGTCCGAATCCGCGTCAAGGGCGCTGCGGAGAACTATGAGACTTCCCGCAAGTCCGCCCACTACCCGGAACGGATGCGGGCAACTCAGGCACCCCACCCGTTCGCCGGGCGGCAAGCCAAGTACGGCGTCAAGAACCTGGAAGAGCCTTCCATGCTTGACAAGGCGGTCGTGGGAGCCTGGATGAAGTGGTGCCTCAACTCGGAAATGCAGGGCAAGGGGATTCCCGCGAATCTCATGCTGACGGACCACGATAAAGACCTGGTCCTGTACGCGATGCACAACTACGAGTGGGCCGGATCGGTGAAGGGGCGGGCGAACCAGGAAATGATGCTCAAGCGTACCAAGATGGGCGACTTGCACATCAAGGC